TGTTTGATTATGAAAATCTTCAAAGGCTGTAGCCGCAGTTAGAAACTCGGGATTATGAACAAATTTTAAATTATATTTTTCTGCTAATCCTTCCGTAGTAGTAGGTTCAACTGTACTTTTTAGAACAACAATACCTTGATAGTTATTTTTTTCTAAGTCACCACATACTTCGTGTATGGATGATTTATCATATGTCATTTTGTCTTCATCATATATAGTAGGTAAGGCGAGAAACGCAATATCACTTTTTAGACAATCTTCAAAACTATCGGTATTTTCTTTATATTTATCATATCCAATTACGGAATCACCTTTGAGTTCAAAACTTTTTTTCATTGAACCACCGACAAATCCTAAACCTATTACACTTATCATTCTTTATTATATAAACAATGATAACAAAATTTTTAATACCAAAAAAACACTTATATTAATCCTTTATTTTGATACACCTTTTCTAAAGATTGCAAAGAGTAAATAAAACTGGCTTCACGCATAGTACAATTGTATTTCTTGGACAACTGATCTATTTTATTATAACATTGCCCCATTTTCATATCTAGTTTTTTGATTACATCTTCCTTTTCCCATGACATATTTTGTTTATTTTGTAACCATTCATAATAACTGACTAAAACGCCACCAGAATTAGCCAATATATCAGGAATGACTAAAATATTTTTTTCTTTTAATATTTTGTCAGCTTCTTCTGTTGTAGGACCATTTGCACCCTCTACAATTAATTGACAATCAATATTTTTTGCACGGGTTGCATCTATTTGCATTTCTAGTGCGGCGGGTATTAGTACATCTGTTTTTAACTTAAAAAACTCGTCGATCGTGATTAATTCGGTTTCATAATAACCTTTTGTTGGTCCCCAAAACCCTTTCAATGAACCTTGTGCGGCAATATGGTTTTCTACATCTTCAATTTTGATTCCTTCTTCATTATGTATATACGCTTCGTGATCACCCACCGCAATCAATTTCATTCCAAATGATTCCATTGTTTTGGCGGCATATTTCCCTACATTTCCGAAACCTTGGAGTGTATATGTTTTTCCTTCTAAAGATATATTATTTTGAATGGCCCATTCTTTTACACACATCGCTACACCCCTTCCCGTTGCTTCTTCGCGACCTTGACTTCCACCACATTCAATCGATTTACCTGTAAAAACACTTTTCACATCACCTGCAACACTTCCTTTGTTAATTTTATTGTATTCATCAGTCATCCAATTCATTATTTGTGAATTTGTTCCGACATCAGGTGCGGGAATGTCTTTATCGGTTCCAATATATTCATGTAAAGCATGTGTAAATCCTCTTGATATTTCTTCTAATTCGGATTGTGTGTAGTCAGATGGTTTAATAGTCAAACCTCCTTTTCCTCCTCCATATGGTAAATCCTGTAAAGCACACTTCAATGTCATCCATGTGGCTAAAGCACTGACTTCTTCTAAATTCACATCAGGGTGGAATCGTAATCCACCCTTGAAAGGTCCAAGTAAATTGTTATGTTGAATACGATAACCATGGAACATTTCTGTTTTGTCATTGAATGTCACTGGGAAAGAAAAAGATATTTTAGTTTTAGGTTCTAAAATTACCTTTTTGATATTGTTATTTAATCTGCAAATTTTCGCAGCATTGTTGATCTGTGACTGTACCATTTTAAAAGCATTTACCATATATATATTAAAGGCAAATGCTTTTATACAAAGAATATAGGTATTAATTTTCTATTTTCTCTTTATTGTTCTATGACCTTTGACCCGGTTTTTATGCTTGTTTCGTAGTTGAATCGTTTGTTTCTTTCTTGCCTTTTGCGTTTTCTTATGTTTTGCGTTTCTTCGTTTTCTTGATTTTTGCAAATTACCACCCACTCCAGTCAACATGCTCAGGGCGTCGTCATACTCGTCGTACTTATCATTCTCTTCTGCCTCTGCCTCTTTTTTTGCCTCTGCCTCTTTTTTTGCCTTAATCATTTTATGAATTTCTTGTGTTTTTCGAGGAACACAGTTTATGTATAAGTTATTATTATTTGTCATTTCACATTGTTCATATTTTATGTTTGTTTTATTTTCATTATATACATTTCCGTCCAATCCCTGTTTATCGAATCCATAAATGATATCTATGTTACAATCAAACGGTATTATTGTTTCGTTTTTATTTTCATATGTTTCGTTTTCAACTTCTGATAATAATTCAAATATATTATCTTGAATATTTCTAACTTGTTTTATTTGACTTAATTTATTTTCATCACTTATATATTTGTAATATCCATATTTATCATAATCACTAATATCATCAACCTTATCTGTATTTACAAGTGGAGTATTTTCAACTTGGCGTGGTATAAGGGTTGTATTGTACAATTTATCAAAAAAGGATTTCGGAATATATGTCTTGAGATCCCTTTCTTTGACTTCTCCAACCGCAATTGTTGTTGGGCGCAATAAATTTTTAAAAATTTGTTCCCGCATTCCCGATGTGTTATCCGAATCATTCGTATGACTTAACGGGTCTAACTGTTGAATTTGATCAGCAACAACCAACTTGTTGTTCAAACGTTTGCCAAGGTTGGTTTGTGTAGTATAAATATGACGTTTAGAATGTGTTCCATATATAGTTGACAATTGATTTAAATTATCTTTGTCAAAACGATTACCTGCGAAATATTGGTAAATCTGTTTATCATATTTACATACATTTGTTTCAGTTTGACATGTATTATTTGTTCTTTTATATTTTCGCAATATTCTTCCATATATTTGTTCTTGATCTCCTGTAGAATTAGGTAATCCTGGTAAATATATGCACGGACTATATGTAAAACTAAATCCTTCTTTATGTTCTGGCGATATGATTATACAAATGGGATTATATTTTTCGCCTTCATCACGTGTTTTTTCATGTGAAATTGGAAAAGTTAAAGAAGCACCGATGTCTTGGTGTAATTCCATATCCACGGGTTTTAACGTAGAAGACATCAATATGTAATTTTCGGTTTTACTCTGCAAAAAAATACAAAACGCACACATTATTTCTATTGTAGTTGGATAAAATACAGGTAAATAATATCTAAAATTAGGTTTTTCCTTGACTATTGATTCTACTTGTGTTTTTCTATTTTCATCGATTGGTGTCTTTGCTTGTGATCCAGAAGAGTCAGAGTTGGATTGATTATTGTCGAGTTGATTATTGTCGGGTTGATTATTGTCGGGTTGAAACAAAGAATTCCACCACCCGCCAGCGCCACCAGACTGATTAATCTTGATCTCATTTATATAATGTGGTTGAATTGTCAAATTGTTATTTACAAATACAGCACCGCAACGATTTATTTTCATTAATGTATAAACATGGTCGAACCTCTTTTGTTGTTCGTCATTTTCTGTAACTGGTTCTGGTAGCATTTTTTCAATATTATTTTTTACACTTTCGAATAATGATTTCAAGTCATTTGGCACATCGGCATCACTTGTATCTAATAATTTGTACTGAAAATTATTTGGAATATTATAAATACCATATTTTTTATTACTATATATAGTCGGATATATATATAAATCCTTCTTTAGTTTCGATTCTAAAAACTCATCTTGTTCCTGACGCAAAGGTTTCTTTTCATTTTTTAATCTTTCTTTTAATTTAATATTGTTGGTAAGGTTTTCATCTGATAGTGTTATTAAATTTTTCGCACCATCTGGATTAAGATAATAATCTGTATTACAATAAATATTATCATAATCAAGTGTTTTTTTTACAAAAATTACCGCTTTTTCTGTGCCTTCTTGTTCGGTTCGTGCTAATTCTGGTTTCGTTCCTGCCATATTATCCAATTCAATTAATTTTTTCACTTGATCATCCGTTGGTACGCATAATATTTCTTCAATATATTTTCTCGGGAACCGATTTTTATTCCCTTTTGTATTTACTCTATCCCATCTGAGGTTTTCTTTATCTGGTTCTCTTTCTTGTATATCATCAATCGCATATTTTTGATAATCATAATTATAAATGGAAACATAGGGCATTAAAGATAATTTTACGTTGGGTGGATTTATAATGTTATTTGAAAAATATGTTAAATTTAAGAATGCTCCCGCTGCTATATATATATAAGCAACTGGTTGAATTACTCCACTCACGACATGTGGGGAAATTTTAAGTTTACTCGTAACAAAATTAAAGAGGGTACTGTATGTACTGTTAACAAAACGTTTTTGTATTTCTTCCTTAGTGAAATCAATAACCGCCATATAGTCTTTGCCAATGTAATCCATTATGTAATTTGCAAATATAACTGAGTAATTTGCTTCAGCATGTATATCTGTCTTTCCGTCGGAACAAATATCCATAATTATCGGAGCTATTATTACTACAAATCCACCCAATAATCCCATACTGAACGGTGATTGTAAAGTGACATTATTTAAAATATACTCTAATTTCGTTAATATAATTTGTAATATAGATATATTGCCTTCGGTTCCTACTGTAGCGAGACTTTTATAATGATCAATAAAAAAAATTAAAAGATCTTTTGTTAAGTTCATCATTTTTAGAAACACATCTGGTCCCATGCTAATTATCTTACTTAATACTTGAATTAGTGGTTCTAATATACCATTACTAAAAACCAGAGATGTAACAACTCCTGTCCTAATAAGATTTAATATGATACTGTGTATATAATTTCTATTTTCACGTTCATTATTCTGTCTCTTAGTTTCATCTGTAACAGTAGATGAATTATCTTCACCTCCTTGTTGTTGTTTCCTTATTCTATGTTCAGCTGCTTTTAGCGCCTGTGTTTTCACATATGCACGTTTCTTTATTTTAAACACTTCGCTTGAATTTGTTAATAATTTTTCATTATTTTCAATTGTATAACGACAATAAAATACTGTTGCAGTTAGGTTTCCAACTATATAATCATTATGTGCCTGCCAATTCTCTTTTTTGATATTGGTACCTGCAAGAATATTATTAATATACCCATTAATATATTTATCAACAATATTCTTTGTATATTCTTGAGGATTACTATAAAAAATCATGGGTACTAATATCATATTTAAACATCCATTGTAATAATTTTTTGTTAATTCTTCATTATTTTCGAATGTAAAGTCTTTTGCAGATTTTTCAATTATACTAGTTGTTACAGTTTCAACTGCCCTTATTTTTTCTAACGTAGTCAATTTCGAAAACACTTTTTTTACATATTCGTTGTATAATTCATCAATTTTTTCTGATGATTTTTCGTTTTGTATATCATCTAATAATTTATACATTATTCCACTTGTGTTATTCGCATATTCGGGTGTCGATTGCTCTTTGCCATTAAAAATAAGACGCCGTTGATCAAGTGGAATGCCATCACCGTCTTGAATTGTCTCTGGATTTACAGTCAGAACTTTTGTTGTTGTTCCCGATGAATGTTGTTCCTGTGTCGGTTGTCCGCCCTTTTTTTCTTTAGTGGAGTCACGATAAAAAATCGACCCCAGAATACCTGCTCCTGCTGCTCCCAATCCTACTCCTGCTGCTCCCAATCCTACTCCTGCATTTTCATATATAGAAGATGCGAGTGTATCTAAATGTAGAAATTCTGCTGATTTACCAATGATAGAAAAGAAATTCCTATTCATTTCCATTTTAAAACCTGTGTTTGCTCCAGGAGCACGCAAATAAGGTCCAATTGTACGAACCCATCTTATACCATTCGTCGGGTCGAGATTTTTTACTATCTTCGTAGTACGTTCGATAAATGAACTTTCGGATTGATCTAATTTTCCTCCAATTTTATCGGCTGTATATTGCCCATTTTCCCAAGGTATAAAACAATGATCACCATAATCAAAGTAAGAAAGCATGTCATTATATCTTGAAAAATTACTCTTATTTAATAAGGGATTATTCAAAAAATAAATAATATCAGTCAAATTCGATGTTTTATTTTGTATAGGAGTGCCTGTTAAAAAAATAATTTTTTTTGGTGGATCTCCTTCCTGATTATCTGTTGTATATTTCATACAACAAAATTCGAAAAATCTATGATCAGATATTATATTAATTGGATTCGTTGAGGGATTTTTATCGGGTAAAACAAATGGGGTACTATTTATATAAGCATCGAGAGTGTTCCTAGGAAATTTAGATATATTGTCTTCGTGTTTCATCAATTCTAATACGTTCAATTTACCCTTATTTTCTACCTCTATTTCTACATTCAACAATTCTAAATTTCTATATGATTTAAATTGTGTAAGTCCTCCTTTTCTATATCCTTCAAATATGTTTTCATAATATTCTTTCTTTCTTTTGAAATAGTGTTTTTTGTCTTCGTCTTGAATTTTTGCGTTCTCTGTAAATTCGTTTAACCTATTTGTTTGATTATCTTTATTATCTGTTTGAGTTGTTGGTTTCCCGTTATCGAGTTCTTTTAATGCTTCTGCTGCTTTTTCAATATATTCTATAATTTCCTTTTCGTTTTTTTTAAAATATTCCATTGGTCCAAGTGATTCTGTTATTAATTTATGAGCTTCGTCAAAAATAACTACGTGCGCACCTAATATTTCTCGAATTCCCTCAAATCCGTTATTTTTTATTAAATTATTATAATCAAGTCCAATAAAATTAATGTAAGAAATTTTGTCTTTATCTTTCTTAATTTGTCCTTGAAAACTTTCGATTAATATATTCTTATTTTCATCATGGGGAGGATTTATAGTGTTACTTTGTGAATTATATGTATAAATATTCAAAACTGCCGTATCGTTTTTAAATGCAGATAAAAATAATCCACTGGGACCAACAATTAATATTTTTAATGGGTTTTGCTTTGTTCCAAGTACTGATTCTACTACTCCTGCTGGTATTTCTGCTTCTCCTACTGGTAATGCTTCTCCTACTGGTAATGCTTCTCCTACTGGTAATACTTCTCCTACTGCTTTTTCTGATATTGTTGGTGCTGCTCTCA